CATGACGGCGCCCAGCGCGCCCTTGCGCGGCATCCACTCGCCGTACTCGCGGTTCATGCAGACGAAGTACTTCTGGAGGAAGGCGCCCTTCGACCGGCCCAGCAGCGCCTGCTCCACGATCTTGCATTGCCCGAAGACGTCCTCTAGGCCGTTCGACGTGAAGGAACCGGTCAGGCCCCAGCGCACGTTGAACGGCTCGATGTGCTTCTCCAGCGCCTTGAACCGCTTCCCCGACGGGTTCTTCAGCCGGGTCAGTTCGTCGAAGACGATGCCGTCGAAGCTGCTGAGATCCGGCGGCGCGGTCTGGAGGTTGTCGTAGTTGGTGACGACGACGCGAGCGTCCGACGCGAACGCCGCAGCCCGCTGGCGGGGCGTGCCGACGGCAACCGCCATCGTCAGCCCCGGCGCCCACTTCGGCCCCTCGACCGGCCAGACGTCGGTGCAGACGCGCTTCGGCGCCAGCACCAGCCACCGCTTGACGTGGCCATCGGCCACCATCGCCGCCATGGCCGTCAGGGTGATCGCCGTCTTGCCGGCCCCCACGGGCGCCAGGATCATCCCCCGGTCATGCTCGTAGAGGAAGTCGGCCGCATCATCCTGGTAGGGGCGGAGATTAAGCACACTTCCGCTCCCACCGGATGCGGGCGACGCCGCCAGATCCGATGTCCTCACGCGGTCGGCTGGGCGCCGTCCAGCCTGCCCGCGCCGGCAGCGCCTGCGCCGGCGTCCAGCCCGCTCCTCGCAGAGACGCCCCGGACTCGTCGTGCTGCGTGTAGGTTACGCAGCGCGCGTACCCTAGCGCGGTCGCAGCGCGGACGATGGCGCCGTAGAGCATGGAGTTGGCGTTGCGCGTCCCGTCGGTGCATGTGCGCGTAACCTCCAGCGTCAACCCGTCGTCCAACATACGGGCCACGGGTCGCCCAGCCGTGGCGACACCAACGAGACGGTCGCTGTCGTAGAGGCCGATTGAGAACTTGTGTCCGACCGGAGGTTTGTTGTGCCGGTGGTAATCGCGCACATACTCTTGCGCGATCTTAAGCGACACCGGCCGTATCTTTAGCCCAGGCATCCACCTGCTCCTTCGTCCAGAGGCAAGCGTACCGCTGCCCCATGCGTTCCATCTCCTGCGCGAACAGCTTCTGGAGTGGCGACAGCCGGCCGCCCTTCGTCTTCAGTTCGACGAAATGTGTGCTGCCATCTGGCAGGCAGACGATCCGGTCGGCCACGCCGCGGTGGGTGACCGACCGAAACTTGTAGGCAACGCCGCCCAGCCGGGTGACGTGCCAGACCAGATGGCGTTCAATCTCGCTCTCGCGCATGGCCAACCCATACCGCTGCATTGCCTATTGTGCAACAGGTTCTGTTGTCATATGGTGCGGGCAAGCGAGGTTCAGTAGAGGACGACATGGCAGCACACTCCAACATCGTCGGCGGTTCGACCGCCAAGCGGGTCATCGCCTGCCCCGGCTCCGTCAAGCTGGTGCAGCAGATGCCGCCCCGCCCCTCCTCCCGCTACGCCGACGAAGGCACCCTCTGCCACACCATCATGGAGGGGGTTCTGGCCCACGAAGGTCAGCCGGAGGAGTTCATCGGCCAGACGTTGGGCGGCGTGTCCGTGACGGCGGAACTGATCGAGACGAAGATCCGCCCGGCGCTGGATGCCCTTGATGTGATCGACCCAGGCCGCGAGATGACCTACGAGTGCGAAGCCACCGTCGGCTTCGGTGACGCGCTGCCGGGCGTCTTCGGTTCGGCCGATCTGGTCGGCCGTATCGGCAGCACCGCCATCGTGCTGGACTGGAAGTTCGGTGACGGCGTGGACGTCGAGGTCAAGGAAAACCCGCAGGCGATGTTCTACGCGGCGGCGGCGATGCGGACGCCGAAGGTCGCGTGGGCATTCAAGGACGCCACCAGCATCGACTGCATCATTGTCCAGCCGACGGCGCCCGTGCCGGTGAAGCTGTGGCGCACGACGCCCGACCGCATCCGCGCCTTTGAGCGGCAGTTGTTCGCCGCCGTGAAGGAGGCGATGGGGCCGGATCCGTCCATGCAGTCGGGCGACCATTGCCGTTGGTGCGCGGCCAAGCCGGTCTGCCCGCTACTGACCGGCGCCGTAGATCGCACGTTGAAGACCAGCCTCCAGAACATCGACGCCACCCGGCTGGGCAAGGTGCTGGAACACGCGCCCATGATCGAGGAGTACCTTGCAAGCGCGCGGGCGCTGGCAGAGCAGATGTTGGCGGAGGGCGTCCCCGTGCCCGGCTTCAAGCTGGTGCAGAAGCGCGCGACCCGCCAATGGGTGAACGACGACGAGGCGATGGCGGCGCTTGCGGCGCTCGGCCTCGACGACACGGAATTGACGGTGACGAAGCTGGTCAGCCCGGCGCAGGCCGAGAAGGCGCTCAAGAAGCGCAAGCTCGCGCTGCCGGGTGAACTGGCCGTCGCCGTCTCGTCAGGCACCACGCTGGCCCCGGAGAGCGATCCCCGGCCGGCGGAGTTGCAGATCGGCCGCCAGTTGGCGGGCGCTCTTGGTAAGCTCGTCTGAACACGAAAGGAAATTACAGTGAACGAAGTCACGAAGTTCGGTAACGCCAACCTCCCGTCCGTGCAGTCGCTGTCGCAGTCCCTGCGGTCGCTCAACACGGGCACGACGCTCGGCAACACGGTCATCCTCAAGATGGACAAGACCGGCCATTGGGTGTTCGGCGCCGACCAGACTGAGGTCGAGACTGACAGCCTGTGGGCCATCAACCCCTTCTCCTTCACCCACGGCTACATCGCTTGGGGTGACGGCGAGGTGTTGGGGGAGAAGACCGTCTCCGTCTCGCAGCCGCTGCCGGAACTGGAGCCGGCGCCGCCCGGTTCCAAGCGGGGCTGGGAGCCGCAGGTCGGCATGTCGTTGAAGTGCGTCAGCGGCGAGGACAAGGACATGGAAGCCCGCTTCTCGACGACCTCGGTCGGCGGCAAGCGCGCCGCGCAGGTGCTGGCCCTTGCCATCGCCACGCAGGTGGAGAAGGACCAGTCCAAGCCGGTGCCGGTGGTGCGGCTGAAGAAGGAACACTACACCCACAAGTCGTACGGGCGGATCTACACGCCTGTGTTCGACATTGTGGAGTGGGTGAGCCTCGACGGCCCTGACGCGGAGGTGGCCGAGGAGGCCGCGCCCGAGGAACCGGCGCCGGAGGCGGGTCGCCGTCGTCGTCGCTCGGCCTGAGAAGGATCGGCCCCCGGCGCAAGCTGGGGGCCGTTTCACCCCATGGCAGCGTATTACAACGAGATCGAGCCCTTCGCGGCCCAATGGCTTCGCAACCTCATTGCGGCTGGCCACATCGCAGATGGAGTTGTGGATGAGCGGTCTATTCGGGACGTGGCTGCGGCAGACGTCGCAGGGTTTACTCAGGCCCATTTCTTCGCCGGTATCGGCGTCTGGTCCCACGCCCTGCGCTCCGCTGGCTGGGACGACAGCCGCCCCGTCTGGACCGGATCCTGCCCCTGCCAGCCCTTCAGCGCCGCCGGCCGAGGGCTCGGCACCGCCGACGAGCGGCACCTGTGGCCAGAGTTCCACCGCCTCATCGCGGAGTGCCAGCCTCCAGTCGTCCTTGGAGAGCAGGTTGCGAGCGCGCTTGGCCGAGACTGGCTCGACGCTGTTCGGGCTGACCTGGAAGGCGTGGGATATGCAGTCGGGGCGGCCGATCTTGGCGCGGCGAGCGTCGGCGCTCCGCACATCCGCCAGCGGCTGTGGTGGGTGGCCGACGCCGCGGACCAGCGACACGAATGGCGCGGGTCTGCACGGGGACGGCGGGATGGATCTGCGGACGACCGCAACGATGGCGGGCTGGCCGACGCCGCGCCTGGAGGACGGCGAGAGCAGCGGGATGCGCTGGGGGCGCGGGAAGGCCGACACGCTGACGGCGGTGGCGACGCATCTGGCGGGGTGGCCGACGCCAGCGGCGAGGGATTACAAGGGGGCGCTGAACCCTGGGAACGAGTACACGCACAACGCCCGACCGCTGAACGAGATGGCGGTGCTGACGGGATGGCCGACGCCGCAGACGGACAGCTTTCGCTCGCGGGGCGGGGATCGAAAGAGCGAGATGGGTCTGGACCAGATTGCCAGGACGATCCCGGAGGCATCGGGCGGCCCGGCCCGCTTCACGGCTTCTGGCGAGATGCTGACTGGCTCCTGTGCCGGGATGGAAAGTGGCGGCCAGTTGAACCCGGCACATTCCCGCTGGCTCATGGGGCTCCCGCCCGCGTGGGACGCCTGCGCGCCTACGGCAACGCGATTGTCGCGCCGCTCGCCGCAGAGTTCATCGCAGCCGTGATGGACTGCCAGCCGTGATCCTCTGGCTTGATTTTGAGACGCGCAGCCGCTGCGACCTAACGAGCGCGGGCGCGTACAACTACGCGCAGGATCCCAGCACGCAGGTGCTGTGCATGTCCTACGCCTTCGGGGACGGGGAGGTCGAGACTTGGATGCCCGGCCAGCCCTTCCCCGACCGGGTGGCGCATCACCGGGGCCAGATCCGCGCCCACAACGCCGCCTTTGAGCGGATGATCTTCTGGTACGTCCTAGCCCCCGACCAAGGTTTCCCGGAGCCCGCGCTGGAGCAGTTCTACTGCACGGCCGCCCAGGCCCGCGCCAACTGCGGCCCCGGCAGCCTGGAGGACGTGGGCCGCTTCGCTGGCGCGTCCATGAAGAAGGACCACCGCGGCGCCCAACTGATCCGCGCGCTGTGCATCCCCCGCCCCGACGGCACCTTCCGCGAGGACGCGGCGCTACTGGCCGAGATGGTCGAATACTGCGAAACCGATGTCCGTGCGATGCGCGCCGTCAGCAAGGCGATGCGCGACCTGTCGGACGAGGAACTGCTGGACTATCACGTCAACGAGCGCATCAACGACCGGGGCGTCCTGGTGGACACGGCGCTCTGCCAGGCCGCCGTGCGCTACGCCGGCCAGGAACTGGTCGAGATCGAGCAGACCGTCCGCGAGGTGACAGGCGGCGCCATCACCAGCGTCCGCAGCCCCAAGATGCGGGCGTGGGTCGAACACCGGGTCGGGCCGCAGGCCCGCAAGCTGATGGTCGTCCACAAGGACGGCGAAGCCAAGGTGTCGATCGACAAGAACGTCCGGGCGAACCTGCTGGTCCTGGCCGCCGAGAACCCCGACGAGGTGCCGGCTGACGTGGCCGAGGTCATCCAATGCGCGGACGACCTGTGGGCCTCCAGCGTGGCAAAATTCAGCCGGCTGGCCGAACTGGCCGACGCCGAGGACGGCCGGGTGCGGGGCGCGTTCGTCTTCGCTGGCGGCGCTGCGACCGGCCGCGCGTCCAGCTACGGCGCCCAGGTCCATAACTTCCCCCGCAAGTGCGCTGCCGCGCCGGAGGACGTGCGCCAGGCGATGGTGCGAGGGCACCAGATCGTCCCGGCCTACGGCAAGCGGGTGACGGACGTGCTGAAGGGGATGCTGCGCCCGGCGCTGCTGCCCGCCCCTGGCAAGGTTCTGATCGCGGCTGACTGGTCAGCCATCGAGGCGCGGGTGAACCCCTGGCTGTCGAAGTCGAACAGCGGCGCCGAGAAGCTGGGGATCTTCGAACGCGGCGAGGACGTCTACAAGGTCAACGCCGCCGCGACCTTCCGCACCACCGTCGAGGAGGTCACGAAGGACCAGCGCCAAGTCGGCAAGGTGCAGG